TCGTGCAGAAGATCCCAGACGCAATCCCGGTCGTTGACGCGGACCATGATCAGATGAATGAGATCGTCCGGCAGATTATAGGCGGTGTCGAAGCGGAGGTCGGCCGGCGCGGTCGGATCGGGATTCAGCGTGCGCCATTCGGTCAGCCAGCTCCACGAATGGCTTTCGCAGACATAGGCCAGCCCGCGCTCATAGGCGGGCGAAGAGACGTTCCACTCGACCGAGCCGTCGTCGGCAACCGCCACCTGGTTGTCGCCGGTCTGCGACAAGGCGCTGTTGATGATTTCGGTCTTCGACAAGGGCCATTGAAAAGCTGCCATGCGCGACCGTCTGCCGGGCGGACCTCAATCGCAACGTACCCAAGAAAAACCCTCCCGCTTGTGACGGGAGGGGCGGAGGTTGTGGCCTCGTGGATCTCAGAATGTCGTCTTGGCTTCGGAGTTGGCCAGCCTGTCGGCCTCGGCTTTCTCGCGTACCATCTTTTCGTCGGCGGCCTTCTTCTCGGCGGCGGCTTTCTCGGCAGCAGCTTTCTTGTCCGCGGCCGCCTTCTTGGCAGCAGCATCCTTGTCAGCCGCTTCCTGGATTGCGGCGCGCTTCTTCAGTTGCTGCGGCGAGAGAGCGCCGCGGCCGGCGGGCATCACCGGGTTGGGCGTGGGCGGCGGTGACTTGAGCAGCAGTTCATCGGCGGCGACCTGGTCGGCCTCGATCCGCTCCTTCTCCTTGCGGGCGTAATACTCATCGAGCCGCTTGGCTGCTTCGGCGACCGCCTTGTTGTGTTCGTCGAGCGCGGCCTGGTCCTCAGGGGTCAACGGCGCGGGCGGTGGCGGCGGGGGTGCCGGCTCCGGCACGCCGCGGGCCTTGGCGTCTGCCACCTCGGCTTGATAGCGCTCGTCCCGCTGCTTGCGCGCCGCGGCGGCATCTTCCTGGCTCCACGGCGTCATGCTCCATTCACCGGGGTGCGCGGAACATGCCTGCATGGCATCGACGGCGTAGTTAAAAAACACCGCGCCATCGTCGATATGGTACGCGGTCGCCGACTGGTTGGCGTCGATCTTCAAGGACATGGCAAACCCTCAGTTAGACTTTGACCTCGGCGCGGCTGATCCACGACGTCATGGTGATGATCGGGGTGGTGCCGGATGCGACGAGATAGCACCGCAGGTAGCGGTAATAGATCCGCTGCATCAGGTTGGTGGCCAGCATCTGCACGATGCAGCCGCCGAGGCCAGCCGGCGGGATGGCCGGGTTGACGCCGAGGATGGTGGCGACCTGTCGGTTGGCGACGACGCCGGCAAAATCGTGGAACGCCAGCAGCTCGACGTTGCCGTTGCCGAACGCGACGTCGTTGGAGCCGAACAGATGCAGCTTGTAGACTTCATCCGTGGTCGTCTCGTCGAGCGTGGTGATGTCCATGCTCCAGACGAAATCGGTGCGGCCCGCGGCGGACACCGGCGAGGAGCCGCCGAGATCGATCTGGCCCGAGTTGAGGTTGTTGAAATATCCCGTCGCGTTCAGCGTCTGGGCCGAGCAGAACGCGAGCTGGGCGTCAAACGGGCACGGAAACGTCGTGACCTGGGACGGGATGAGGTTTGCGGTCAAGGCCATAATGAAGTCTCCTGCGTGTCTAAGCTCGCGCGGTTAGGCCACGATCGTGGCGTTGGTGATGGAGCTGAGGCGCGCGATGGCCTTGGGATGCTCGCGGGCGAAACCGTAGTCCCACTTGATGTGCGTGGAATCGAACGGCTGGCCGACGGTCGGGCCTTCCGGCATGACCTGCAGCGGCGTCTGTTCGATGGCGTAGAAGCCGCCCTCGCGGAACGACACGCAGTAGATCGATGCCGTCACCGCGCCGCCGCCGCCGGAGGCGACTTCGTTGAACGGCAGCAAATCCGGCGAGTCGTCCGGCTCGTATCCGAACAGGATCGGCAGCCCCTTGTACTTGATGATGCGGCGGCCAACGTCGTCCTCGGCATAGGCCACGGTCTGGTTGACCAGCGAATTGTTGCGCGCCACGATATCCCACTGCGGCATCATCCCGCGCGGCATGATCCAGTGCGTCGGCCGGTTGACCAGCCAGTAGAGCTTGTCGAGGTTGCCGAGCGACAGCGCGGCGCCGCCGGCTGCGGCCGAGTTGGCGATGAAGTTGCCGGTGATCGCGGTGGCGTCGTTGCAGCGAACCTGCATGCCATTGGGCGTGCGGACGTTCGCGCTGTTGTCCGACTTGATGACGTTCTGCGAGAAGAACTGCGCCAGCGCGGTGGACTTCAGTTTCTCCTGCTTGTACTTGCCGTCGGGGCCGAGGCGATCGATCATCGCGCGGTCGGCGAAGATGTAGTCGTCGATGAAGAAGGTGTCTTCCTCGCGCAGGTTGAAGGTGCCGAGGCTCTGGCCGCCGGCTTCGTTGAAGCCGCGGAAGCCGGGGGTCGGCAGCGAGGCGATGTCCATATAGGCCCGCTTGCCGCGCTGCGCCGCCATGATCGGGATCGCCCGCATCACGTCGGATTCGGCGACCATGTTCTCGACGAAGGTCCGGGTCGGATCGGTCACATCGATCGACTTCGCGTATTCGACGAAGTTGGTCGGGGTGGTGATCGTGGTGGTGAGCGAAACCATTTAGCAGTCCTCCGTCTAAGCTCGGCGCCGAGCGGCGAGTTGATCCTGGGCTTCTCGCCTCTGTGCGAAAGTCATCCCGTCGTAATTCGGAATCTGGTTGGCGTCGGGCGGCACGCGATGCGACTGCGTGAAACTGGCGCCGCCCTGCGTCGAGAGCCGGGTGATGTGGGCTTCCATCGCCTCGACCTGCGCGGCGGTGACCAGCGTCGACTTCAGCGCGCCGAGCCCGGAAGCATCCATGAAACGCGTAACAGCATCGACGCGCGCCGGTCCCGACGGGCCGAGCTTGGCGACTTCCGCAGAAGCCGCGGCCTTGATCCGGGCCTCGGTGCCAACCTCGTTGCCGGCATAGACGCCGATCAATTCGTTGACGGCTTCCTGGGTCATGCCGTGCTTGTGCGCGACCGCCTTGAGCTGGCCGAGCGCGGGATTTGAGGTATCGAGCTTGAACTCGACGCCGGCGGGTGGCGTGAAGTCGGCCGGCAGTTCGACCTTGTAGGCGTCGGGGGTTTGCGGCAATGAGCCCTTGCGGACGTCCTCGGCGGCAATCCGCGTTGCCATCTCGTTGAATTTCTTGCCGAGATCGGGCTTGATCTCGCCCTTCTCACCATCCCAGAATTCGTCTGACGGCAGCCAGTCGGGACGCGTCGCCGCGCTAGGTGTCGTCGCTGCCGGGGGCGTCGTAGCCGGGGACGCGGGTGTGCTCGGTGATGCGGCGGCCGGCGCCTCGGGGGCCGCCGACGGCGACGGGCTTGGGGACGGCGAAGACAATGGGCTGCTCGGTGTCGCCGCCGGGGCTGCTGCTTGAGGTTCGTCCGCCACTCTCTGAAATCCCTGTTGCCATGAGGCCGATCAAATGTGCCGCGAACGTGCGTTCCCCCTCCGACCTCTGCAACGTACTCGCCTCCATCGAGGTGTTGATCGCCATCATCCGGCGCTGGCAATAGAGGTAGAGCGATCGTCCATCCGGCGTGCGCGCGATGCGGTCGATCGCCTCGTGCAAAAGCTTCTCGGAAATCTCGCCGCTCATGATACGGGCCCGGGCGTTGAGCCCTCATCGACGCCGCCGACATGCCGCGCGCCGGCAAGCTGCGCCATCTGATCGACCGCCTTCTTGACTTCCTCGATCGGGCGCATCGACAGCACCCCCGAGGTGCGCGACATCTCGATCCACTTCACCATGGTCTTGCGGCCGTCGATGTTCATCTTCCACTCTTCAGGGAACATGGCGCCGAGGATCTGCGCGGTGCGCGCGGCCTCCGCGAGCTCCTGCTGTTGTGCTGCGGCCTGCGCCGGGTTGCGCGGCAGGGTCGCCACCGCGGTGCCCTTGACCTCGACCGGCTCGATCGCCTTCGACTTCTCCAAGAGATATTTGTAGCGGATGAAAATCTGGGACAGGTCGCGCCAGAACGGCATGCCCGGCGTGCCGATGCGGCGTTGCGCGCGCGCCATCTCGTCCAGCCACTGCCCCAGCGTCGGCGGCGTGTCGCCGGTTTGCTCGGGAAGATCGACATAGAACAGCTTGCGCAGCTTCTTGACCTTCATCTCATAGGCGTAGTTCTCGGCATTGGCCGGCGGCGCCTGGTAGATGTTCTTGATCGCGGTCTCTTCGCCCGGCGAAATCGGGTAGGCCATGCCGGATTCAAAACCCTGCTCGACATTGGAGAACGAGGAATTCGGGAACGTCACCGGCGGACGCAGCGACAGCTCGGCATTCTCCTGCAGCATCATCTCGGCTTCGTCGATCTGGCGCAGTGACGGCAGGCCCTGGATCAGGGGGCCGAGGCCGAACGGCGAATCCGGCGTCGGGTTGAAGCGGCCGATCCACACCGGACAGCAGCCCTCGCCCTTGATCACGACGTCATGCACCATGTTGTTGCCGGTCTTGCCGACCATCACGACATGCTGCCAGCACTCGTCCGACTTGTCCTGCCAGAGCCGCCAATAGCCCCACACCACTTGCGTCCGGCCCTTGGCCTCGTCGGTGATTTCCTTCTTCAGCTTGCCGCCGATCTTCTCCCAGATCGCCTCCCCGACCAGCTCGCGCACATAGCAGTTGCGGGTGTCGCGCACCACAAAGCGGTCGTCGATGTCGCCATA